TTATGCTCTGTCTGTAGGTATCACTCTAACCCTTATACTTGGCTAGATGATGATGAGGTCATAAATAAAGAAGATTTATCTATTGACTCTGATTAATAAGTATGATAAAATATTACTATAGATTCAGCTAAAGTGATAATCATTATGGTTATTACTTTAGTTAAATCTAAAGACCTAAGTTAGTTCTTGAGACCGCTAACTTAGGTTTATTTTTCTAGGTCTCTAGGATATAACAATTATGATAACTACAGGTATAGCAAAGTACGTCTATTTAGACAGTACAGAAAAATTCAATGGTGAGGATACTGGTAAGTACACACTTACTGTCGCTATTGATGATAAGGAAGCCACGGCACTAGAAAAAGCAGGTGTCAAGGTTAGGACTATTCAGACAGAGGATGGCGGGTCTTACAAAGCCCGTAAATTCTCCACTAAATATCCTCTATCCTTTGATATGGTGAAGACTTCAGATGGTGAGGCTATCGGACACGATTTCGGGGCTGAGTCTGAAGTACAGGTACTTTGGAAAGCGGGGAATGAACATCCCCAACACGGTGTCGCTACATACTTGACTGCGGTTAAGGTTATGAAGCGTACTGAAGGCTATAAGTCTGCCGACGAAGAGACAAGTGAGTTCTTCGCATAACCCCTCTACTTTTGTAGAGCATAAGCCCTGCCCTGCCTGTAGAGATACAGGTGGGGACAGAGCAGGTGATAACCTTTCAGTCTACTCTGACGGACACGGTTATTGTAATGCCTGTGGTCACTATGAAAAAATTGTTAAAAATTTAACATTTGATACTACAAGCAATAATTTTAATATGGAGAATAATTCTATGCAAAGTATAACGCCACGAGGTACAAGTGGGGCTATGATTAAAGATAGAAGGATTTCCTCTGACATCACCAAGAAGTTCGGTGTAACGGTAAGCTACGACAAAGGTGGTAAGATAGACAAACACTACTATCCATACTACGACTCAAAAGATAGCAATAACTTAATTGGCTACAAAGAGAGAACTGTCGCAACTAAAGAGTTTCAGATTATTGGAACTAATAAGGGTTCAGGTCTATTCGGACAGAACGCTAATCGTTCAGGAGGTAAATACTTAACTATCTGTGAGGGCGAACTAGATGCCCTTTCTGTGAGCGAAATGTTTGACGGCAAGTGGCAGGTTGTCTCACTAAAGAACGGGGCTAATTCAGCCGCTAGGGACGTCAAGGATAACTTAGAGTACATCGAGTCCTTTGATAATGTGGTCTTATGTTTCGACCAAGACCAAGCAGGTTTTCAAGCAGTTAAAGACGTACAGGATATTATATCTGTAGGTAAGCTCAAGGTCTGTAAGTTGCCTATGAAAGATGCTAGTGAGATGCTAATCAATGGCAAGATTAAAGAGTTCACCAATGCTTGGTGGTCTTCTGAGTCTTACACACCTGCGGGAATAGTCAAGGGTGTAGACACTTGGGAACATCTTCTAAAAGATGAGAACCTCGTCAATATTGATTATCCGTGGGCAGGTCTTAATAAACTAACCTACGGCTTTAGGTCTAAGGAACTGGTAACTATAACGAGTGGTTCGGGTATGGGTAAGACTAGCGTTGTTAAGGAGTTAGAAGCATACATACTTGATAAGACTGACGATAACTTAGCTATCATTCACTTAGAGGAATCTATCGAGCGTACTGTTAAAGGTTTGATGTCTATCGAAGCTAACTCACCTATTCACATACCACAGTATGAGAGAGAGTTAAGCCCCGAAGATAAAAAGGCTCTATGGCAGAAATCGGTAGGTGATAAGAATGTATACTTCTATGACCACTTTGGTAGTATGTCGGAAGACTCACTACTTAATGTGATTAGAACTTATGCTAAATCTTTTGATTGTAAGTGGATAGTTTTAGACCATTTATCTATTGTAGTTTCCGACCAAGATGGTATACTAGACGAAAGAAAAGCAATTGACGCCATTATGACAAACCTTAGAAAGATAGTTCAAGAGACGGGCATAGGATTATTCCTTATCTCTCATCTCAGACGACCACAAGGTAAAGCACACGAAGAGGGCGGACAAGTATCGCTATCTGAGTTAAGAGGCTCTGCGGCAATCGCTCAACTGTCTGACATCGTTATAGGCTTAGAGCGTAACCAACAGGACGATGACCCTATCATTCGTAATCAAACAACACTACGAGTTATAAAGAATAGGTTCTCAGGTCTGACTGGTAAGGCTTGTAGGTTACAATATAATAGTGAGACGGGAAGACTTTCGGAGGTAATTGATGAAGGCTTTTTTTGATATAGAAACTGACGGTCTCGAAGCTACTAGAGTACATTGCATCTGTGCAATGCTTGACAACGATGAGACTACTGTATACAACTTTATAGGAGGAGAAGCGAATGGACTTTTTCGAAAATGGTTGGCATCAGAGAATGTCGACACTCTTATTGGACACAACATTATTAATTTTGATGTTCCTATTCTGCGTAGGATTACTGGGATGGATTGGTCTTTTAATTTACGGGACACTCTCGTTCTTTCTAGACTATATAACCCTAGCCTTGACGGTGGGCACTCTCTAAGAGCGTGGGGTGAGAGGCTTGGTGATTATAAGGATGACTATCAAGGTGGATGGGAAGAGTATAGCCACGATATGTTAGAATATTGTCAGCAAGATGTGAGAGTTACTAAAGCTCTTTACAATCATTTTGTTAAACATTTAACTTTTTCTGAGGCAGTTGATTTAGAACATACGACGGCTGAGATTATTAAGCAACAGACCGACAATGGTATGATACTTAATGAAGAACGTGCCTATGAACTACTAGCTGAGATGAAAGAGAAAGTGTTGGACATAGAGGATGAGGTACACGAGAGATTTAAACCTCTGCCTGTGTGGGTAGACTTAGTTCATCCTAAAGACAAGATGAAGAATAAAGATGGCAGTATCTCTAAGAGGTATCAGGCACAGTTAGATAAAGGTGCACACTTTCAAGATTGTAAGTGGGGATACTTTGAGTACCCTGAGTTCAACTTAGGCTCTCGTCAGCAGATAGCTAAGTATCTACAACACTTCGGTTGGAAGCCTAAAGCATTTACTGAGAAGGGCAATCCTATCGTAGATGAGAAGGTGCTTAAATCTGTTAATATACCTGAAGCACAATTGATTGTAGATTACTTGACACTAACCAAGCGTGTTGCTATGGTTAAGAGTTGGGTAGAAGCTATTGATGAGCGTACTGGTCGAGTACACGGAAGAGTAAACCCTTGCGGTGCGGTGACTGGTAGGATGACACACTCTAATCCTAATTGTGCTCAAGTCCCTGCGACTAGGCACGGAAAAGACGGAAAGGTTCTTTGGGGTTTTGAGGGTGGCTATGGTGCTGACTGTAGAGACTTGTGGACTGTTCCTAAAGACTATAAGTTAGTAGGATGTGATGCTAGTGGTCTAGAACTTAGAATGTTAGCACACTATATGAATGATGATAAATACACTAATGAGATACTTAATGGTGACATTCATTCTGCTAATCAGAAGTCAGCAGGACTACAGACTAGAGACCAAGCTAAGACTTTCATCTATGCGTTCCTATATGGTGCGGGAGATGTTAAGATTGGTGAGGTAGCAGGAGGTGGTGCTAAACGTGGGCGTATACTTAAGAAGAACTTTCTTGACAATACTCCTGCATTAAAACAACTGCGAGAGAAAGTTTCCGAATCAAGCGGTAAGGGTTGGGTTACTGGATTAGATGGACGTAAGCTACACATACGCTCACAACACTCAGCACTAAACACTCTACTACAGAGTGCAGGTGCGGTGATTATGAAGAAAGCGTTGGTACTATTGGACTCTTATGCTAGACAGTATGACTTAGATTATAAGTTCGTACTGAATGTGCACGATGAGTTCCAATGCGAGGTCAGAGAAGACCAAGCAGACTTCTTCGGAGGTCTAGCGGTAGGGTCTATCATTCAAGCAGGTAAATCTTTTAAACTAAACTGTCCTTTGGACGGTGAATATAAGGTAGGTGAAACGTGGCAACAGACTCATTAAAGAGTGGCTATCGTTTTGATAGAGTTAATTCTAAAGGTGAAGTCATTTTTAGAAGGGACACTAATGAAACTTTAGAGTATGTCGAGAAGTACTTAAATTCTAAAGGTATTGAATATGAAGCTAGAAAAGGTGCTTATATGTTATGGATAAAGAGAGATAAGTGGTATGCTTATTATTATACAACTGGAAGATGGCATCCTTATGTAAAAAATAACTATCCTAAGAAACATTATAGGTCTAATGGGATAGACGATTTTATAACAAGGTTTACAAAAGATAGTAAGATAAAAGAAAAGGTAGATTCACATTTAGGTTGTTTTTCATATCCTAATTGTGATATTAACCCATCAGGTTGTACTGTTCATAATGATGATTATGAAGAGTATGGACATAGAGATAACAAGGAGGTACAAAAATGAGTACAAACGCACTAAAAACAACAGTAAAATATACAAAGAAAGATAGAGTAATTATAACTATAGATATGGAACATTATGAAAAATTATGTGATGGTTATAATAAACTCAGAAGAGCTTGTAATATGATGATGGAAACAAATGATTTATATTTAAGTGATATGAGAAACCTTGATGATTTACAACACGAAATGCAATTCTTAGGTTTTGTAAGAGGCGACCATTATTGGAGTGATGTTACTATTCCGAAGGAGACTGAGTAATGAGTACAGATACTCTAGTAAGCGACATATATCGTATGATTGACACCAAGGATATTCCTGAAGGTGTGCCTGTCGAACAAGTAATAAATGACTTCGGTGAAAATATGAAGCAGATATTAAGAGATAATATCACAGAGCACGAGTTTGATAGACGTAAGCTCCGTATGTCTAACATAGGTAAGAAAGATAGACAGTTGTGGTATTCTTATAATGGCTATGAGGGTGAGAAACTACTGCCCCATACAAGAATCAAGTTTCTATATGGTCACTTGATTGAAGAGATGGTACTAGCTCTTACTAAACTTTCGGGTCACGATGTGACACACGAACAGAAGCAAGTAGAAGTAGATGGTATTAAAGGCTCTATGGACTGTAAGATTGATGGTGTGCTGACTGATGTTAAATCAGCATCATCTTATGGCTTTAAAAAGTTCAAAGATGGCTCATTAGTTAATGATGACCCCTTTGGATATATAGACCAAATCAAAGGCTATGCTCACGCTGAGGATACTACAGATATTGGTTGGTTAGTTATGGATAAGACCAACGGACATCTTACATATCTAAAGTATGATATGGCTGATGAGTCTCAATGGTACTGGTCGAAGTTAAACTTTTTCTCTATACCTGAAAGAATAAAGAATATAAAGAAAATAGTTAAAGCAGAGACACCGCCTGAGAGATGTTATGAGGTTATACCCGATGGTAAGTCAGGAAATATGAAATTACCTGTCGGTTGTAGCTACTGTGCGTATAAGCACGATTGTTGGGGTGAAGACCTAAGAACATTCTTATACTCTAATGGACCTCGTTACTTGACGCAGGTTGTACATTTACCTAACGTAATAGAGGTGGATAGAGATGGCAATAAAGTATCGCAGTAAGCTAGAGAAAGAATGTTCCGAAGCTCTTGGTAAGGAATGGAAGTATGAACCTTGTAGGATAGCCTATACTATCCGTAAAAACTATACGCCTGATTTCGTTAAAGGCAAGTACCACATAGAAGTTAAAGGGTTCTTTCGGAGTGGGGATAGACAGAAGTATAAATCAATTGCTGAACAGATGAGATTTGAAGGCAAGGAGTTAATATTTCTGATGCCCCGCCCCGATTCTAAAGTAGCCAAGGGTAATAAAATTACTTACAGGAAATGGTGTGAGAAGTATGACATCAAAATATTTTCAACTAAAGAAATTAAGGAACTAAAGAAATGGACGAAGATAAAATAAATCCTAACCATTATAAACAAGGTAATATTGAGGTCATAGATTTTATCTTAGACCAAGATATGGACTACCTAACTGCCTCGATAACTAAATACATTTGCAGGTGGAGATTTAAAAACGGTTTAGAAGACCTAAAGAAAGCTCGTTGGTTCTTAGATAAACTTATAGAACACGAGGGAGGACAGTATGGCTCTAACTCTTAATGAACTTAAAGAACGTATAGTCCAAGAAGCAATAGACCCTTGTACTCTGTGTGAGGTATTAGATATAACAACAGAAGATATCTTACACGAGTTCGAGGATAAATTAATAGACAAACGGGAGGAGTTTGACGATGTTGATGATACCTACTGAGAACTTTATTATGATGGCATTAGCGTTTCTTACATTAGGAGCAATCTTAATATGGAGACACGGTGCTAAATGTTATGATAGAGGGATAACTGATGCGATACTTATGCACAGAAACGGAAGACTAAAATATAATACTTACTTAGATGACAATGGTAGCAAGATGATAAACATTGAAATTGACCCACTAGAAGGAGATGAATAAATTGAATAAATTACCAAATGATTACCAAAACTTTATAGCCTTAAGCAGATACGCTAGGTGGCTACCTGAAAAGAAAAGAAGAGAGACTTGGAAAGAAACTGTAGCACGTTACTTTGATTTTATGGAAACACACCTTATAGAGAATACTAAGATAGGAGAAGTTACAGAAAAACTAGACCCAAAGACTAGGAAGATACTTGAGGATGCGGTATGTAACTTAGAAGTTATGCCTAGTATGAGAGCTCTTATGACCGCAGGACCTGCTCTAGCTAAGAATAATATAGCAGGATATAACTGTGCTTATCTTAGTGTAGACCACCCTAAAGCATTTGATGAAACATTGTTTATACTTATGCACGGTACTGGTGTAGGGTTCAGCGTAGAGAGACAACACGTCAATAAACTACCTGATGTTCCTGAGACTATGGTAGATGTAGAGGATGTGATTGTCGTACAGGATAGCAAAGAAGGATGGCAATCAGCTTTCCGTAAACTTATCACTTATTTATATGATGGTGAGATGCCTAAGTGGGACTTTTCTAAGGTGAGACCTAAAGGTGCTAGACTACAGACATTCGGTGGTAGGGCTAGTGGTCCTGAACCTCTACTTGATTTGTTTAACTTTTCTACTAACATCTTTAAAGAAGCAGGGGGACGTAAACTTACGTCGTACGAATGTCACCGGATGATGTGTAAGATTGCTGAGGTTGTAGTTGTAGGTGGTGTACGCAGGTCAGCCCTTATCTCTCTATCTAATCTTACTGATGAGCGTATGCGTAATGCTAAGAGTGGTCAATGGTGGTCA